CTTGTAATTTACTTGTTTGTGGTGTACCTAAATACATACGGATTGGTTGCATAATCTAATTCCTCCTAAAGTTTGTTTTTTATATAAAATTCGTTTTTTAATAGTTTTTATTACCCTTCTAACCAGACACGGAATATCCGTGCATATGCTTTTTTTCCTTTAACCTTGTTTCTCATACGTAAGTAAAAGGTTTCTAATTCTCCATTTGGGACACCCAAATCATATACAAGTTCAACGCCATCCCCTTGACTAGGAGCGGATGTTTGTGTCGATGTAGCGCTACTTCTTATGGTAATACCATCGCCATCGATGATTGCAAGTTCAACCTCTCCACCATCTTCTGTGAATATTTGGGCCGCTACTTTAGCGTATCTCGTTTTATGTTCAAAAGTGTAAAAATGACAATTATCTAAGACATCGTGCGTTGTGGTTAGCCACCAACCATCTTCTACTACATTAATCCCACGGTACGGAGGATAGTGACCTGCGATATCAAAACCATATTGTAAATAACCATCAATAATTGTCGGATATCCATCTGGACGGGTAATACGAATCATCCCGCCATGATAATCACTTCCACCAGAACCGTGATGAACGTATTTATATGGATCATTTGGGTTAATCATCCACATTCCTGTATAATCCGTATACACATACGTATTAGCATAGAGTTTCTTTTGTAATAGACTTAGATTCCCACCATCATCTATTAATTGTTTCAGTTGATTTTCCGCTATAGTAAAGCTTGCTAATATATCAGATGGCTTCTTGGTAATCTTTCCGAGTGTATAAACTTTAGGTTTGTTCTCATTCGAGAAATCTTGAATTTCTACAACTCTGATCCGAACATCCAATTCAAATGGATCGATAATACACCATACATAGTCACCTTTATTGATATATTGCCAACCTAGCTCTTTTGCTTCCACTGCAGTCAAATTAACAACAATATCGATACTGTCATTTAATTCGCGTTTAATACGATCCAATAATGAATTATGGTCCGTATATCTCTCATCACGTACCGGCTTAGCATGCTTAATTCCATATATATCAGCCAGTGGGCTTTTGTATTCTGCCGTGACAACGTATGAACCATCTTCATTTTTCTTCCCAAAACCTTTGATGTAAGTGAAAAAGGAGGTTGTATCTATCTCCCTTGAAGGTTCCTTAATATTAAAAAAGTACCTGAACTGTTCATCCGTATATGTTCCGATTTCTTTTGAAACCTCTATTGTTTTACCGACTACTTCGAACTCTGCTCCAAATTTCTCAAGAATAGATTTCAGTAATGCAAGTGAGTTATCATCGCCAAAATTATCAACCTTTACACTTACGGGCATATCAGCTGTATTAATAATTGCAGGAGTATAACCTGTCCCTTTTAATGAAAATGTCAGTAACGATCCTAAGGGGAATATCCCTGTAATTTCTTCATATATGTGATTACCATTTAGGTCATCAAACACGCGATGAAATGCTTTGCAATTCGCCATTACAGTATCACCTAATGGTTTTTCTTTAAATCCTTTTATAACGTATTCTTCATCGTCATAAATAAAGTAATTTTGATTACGGATTAATTGATACGCTGCTTTGTTCGTTTCGGTTTTTATAATTGCGACATCTATATATTTATCACCGTTTACTACATCTTTTCTGGAAACCTCATAGTCTGTTAACACTTCTTCTTGTCCAGTTATAGAACGAATATAAAGGTCTATTATTTTTATCGCCACACTTTCTATAGATAATAAAACCTAAAATCGAATTCAATTTGAAAAGCTCCTGATGTACCCGACACAATAAAGTCGTTCCATCCAGGAGCTAATCTAATTACTTTTCTATTTGTACTTGTAAATACTGTATTTCCATTTTTGAATACTCGGACTCGATTGAGTTCAACCATATCACCTGCAGCGGTAGGGATATTTAATTTAAATACGTCACCCGTTGTACGATTTTTAATCGTTAATCCATTTGTTGCACCGCGAATACGAATTACTAGTGGAAGCTTTCTTGGATCTATTTCAACATCACCCGCATTAAAAATACGAAAAGAAGTTGTTGTTGGTTTATATATCAAATCTTCAGCAATTAACCCTTGACCTATTTGCCATAATCCTGATTCGAACGTAAAATCATCCATTGTTGTCCCAATCGATTCTGCTAAACCTTTCGCAGAAGTGAATATTAACTCTACTGAGGACTTCACATACTTTAGAGTACTTATTGTATATGGATGTACCTTTACCAGCCAGCGTTTTCCGGGTTCTCGATTATCTATAATGTAAAAAGACTCTTTACTATGGAACAATTTAAATATTTCATTTCTCAACAATGTAACATCATACATATCTCTAGCGACCATATTAAATCGAGCATTCAAATTACGCTGTTTCATTGTAGAACCAGCATCAATTAAGCCATCAGTCCCATCAACTTCTTCATATCTATGATCATAATTAGGTGATTCCGGGTCGAATTCAATTAATCTCAAACCAAAATCAGCCGTATTTAATACTACGCCATTCAGCCTTTGAATTATCAAACTCATCCCATTCTCACTCCCGATAAAAACATTTGATTACCCATTCTTCTACCTAATTCCTGTTCAATAAAATCAACCATTCGTAGCATATCTGTTTCATTTGCACTTCCGTTGTAATTCAATACTACCGATACCGGTGTATTGTTATTTGTAGTGTTTACAGTTCTTGCTTGTTGTCCTTGTCCTGGAGCATTTGCTGTAATATCAGGAAGGTCTAACAATTCACTCATCAGCCCGCTTACTTGAGGAAAAGCAAGCTTGATACTGTCAGTGATTGGTCCCCCGAAGTCTAAATGATCTAAATCACTTAATGGACCAGTTTTTGCAGGTGAGAAAGGTAAGAAATCACGTGCCTTTTGTGCAAGGTCACCTACTGCATCAGTTACCCAACTCGCTGCACTTTTTATTCCATTTGCCATCATTTCTATCAATCCACGACCTGCATTAAAGAATGTTTGTCCTAATCCGGTAATAAAACTAACGACATTATCAAGGATTGTTTTAACTGCAGTAACTAGTCCATCTAGTTTAGAGGAAACTCCGTCAACAATACTTTGCCATAAATCCCCAAAGAAGTTTTTGATCATTCCTCCCCAGCTACTTGCATATGAACTAATCGATTCTAACTTAGAACCAAAAAATACATATATTTCAGCTAAGGCATCATTCCACACGCGCTTAATATCATTCCAAAATTTAACAAATGGTTTAACGATATCTCCTGCAAATTTACCTAACCAACCTAAGATTTTTCCAGCTCCCCAAAGTTGTAACCAACCCCAAAGTAACTCGAGGGCTCCATTCCAAATTTGCTTTACTGCATCCCACATTTTTGACCAATTTCCAGTAAATAAGGCGGAGAAAAAATTTATGATTCCTAGAATAATATTTAGCGATCCGTTTATCACATTTTTAATAGCTTCCCATGTTCCGATCACAATTTCTTTAATAATCGGCCATAAAACTTGCATTATCGAAACTATAATTGGCATCACAGTTTGGATTACCGAAAGCACAAAATTCCACACGTTTTGCGCCGCCTGCATGATCATCGTTCCGTTTTCAGTCCACCAAGTTTGGATTTGTAACAGAATTTGCTGGAAATACGTGGTCATAGCGGTCCAAATCGGAATAAGTACCCCATTTAGTATGAAATTCCATACCGTCATGGCGGTAGTTTGTATCATCTGCCATCCAGTAACAACTGCATTCCTAAATCCTTCACTCGTATTCCACAAATAAATCAATCCAGCAACCAATCCTACTATCGCTGCTGACACCACCCAAACAGTCGCGCTCATAGCAGCTAATCCAGTAACTAATGGACCTATCAACATCCAAATAGATGACCAAGCAGCGAGCATCCCGTTCCATAACCCTATACCTATCGCTAAAGGTGATAACAATAAAGTTAAAGCAGGTACTAGCATGATTATCGCTTGAATAATCAGTGCTATTGTTGGATGAGCTTGGTTGAAGGCAGTCACCAATTCGAAAAACTTAGCCGCAAAGTTAACTATAGGAGTCATGAGCATTCCGAAAGCATCGACCATAGGTTGAATCGCTGTAACAAAAGCTCCTTTCATTCTCTCCCACGCTAAACCTAAAGGAGTTAAAGAATCCTGTAGTTCCTTAATCTTCTTGTCAGTTTCTTCTTTCAACCCTTGTAATTCCGTAGTTGCTTGCGCTCTTGCTAAACTCATTTTTTCTTTCCAAAGTCCAACATACTTTTGTAACTCAGGATCAGTCATTTTGGATATAGCCTTTACTTCTTCAGCTGATTGTGGCCCCATTTGTGCGAGATAATTGGCGAATTCTGAACCCGCACGTTGCGCTATACTAGCAAGGTTATCTTTCCACCTTCCTAATATCCCGACTTGTTCCTCCAAGTTACTCATAAGCTTTTTACCACTCGTCTTCTTCATTTGAACTTCTTCGAATAGATTCCAGGCATTCATGATCTCTGTTGTTCTTTCCTGCACTGCATCTCGATAAGCAGTCAACGCTTCCTCTTGTTGTTTATAAATTTCAGAAGGATCAGGACCTTTTGCCGCTTTAAATAACGCCGCATAAAAAAGGCCTGCTGTAACCGCAGCCCCTAATGCTACCATTTGAAACCTCATTAAACCTTGGTTAATCATCATGGTCATATTTTTTAAATCTTTCATACCTGCAGTAGGACCTAGCATTTTCAGCGCTAATACTGAAGCGTTACCTGCATTAGCCATCCTATTTAATGCATCTGCCGCGCGCAATCCTGCACTATTGATTGTATATAACGGGTTTCCCATTCGTGCATAATTTTCACGGATACGAGTTGCTTGGGTAGTCATATTCTTCATATAACCTATCGTCTGCAGCATCCCCATCATTGCTAATCTATTTGCATTTATAGCCGCATCAGCTGCTGCCTTTTGAGCTTTTCCTGCCTTCTGGACTTCTGACATGAATTCTCTGGTTGTTCCTGTATAATTCTTAGAAGCTTGCGCCAACTTGAAATATTGATATTGAGCACCAATCATTTGGTCCTTTACTCCACGCATAGCGATCGCTTGCTGGTAGTGAGCGCTTCTCATTTCGCTGTACATCCGTCTCGCTTCTTCAGATGTTCCTCTATATGCATATCGGATACGGCGACCTAAACTATCATAACGAGCGCCAACTTCATCAGTTAATCCACGGGCTGCATCTGCAACTCCATCACCAATGTGACTTAGTTCATCATTTACCCTCTGTACATCCTGACGTATATTACCTGTATCTAATCTGGTATCTATCTCAACGCGACCATCTGCCAATTATCTCACCTACCTTTCATCTTATCTTTTTGTGCTTCCATTCTTTTCTGAAATGCTATGAATTCCTGATGTTCCCTAATTTCTTTTGCTTTCGGAAGTTCATATATTGCTTTCATTTTCTTAATACGTTTACGTTCCTCAGCATTATTTTTATCTTTCGGCGGAATGTCACATGTTCGATAGTGAAGCGCTTGTCCCATTGGAGATTTGTTCGAAAGATTACGGAAGAGAGCGATGAACTTATTCCATTGCATTTTCCCTTGTTGTTCAATTAGATCGATATTGTAGTCAAACAAAAAAGAGGAAAAAATCCGTTCGGCATCCACTACAAAATCTACAGTAGGGATTGTCGGCGCTTTTTCCTCTTTTTCCTCTTCTTTCTCTTCTGTTTCATTAATCTTCTTATTCATTAATAATTTTAAATCAATATCTAACCTGTCTTTTAAAATATCCACAAACAGCATTGATTTACGTTCTATATCCAACTGGTTAACAGTCACTTTATCTACCACTAACATATTTAGTGCAATGTCCGTTTTAAGATATTCACTAATACTTTCATCATCGAACAACTCGAACAGTAAAAGGATATTATCAAAAGCTAAGTTCAACTCTAAACGAACGCCATTCCATGTATAGAAGTCATATTCACGTTCGGTTAATTTCAACATCATTTCTTCACATTGTTTAGGTATTTGTTACGAGTTTCATCTACCTTCTTGTTTTCCTCATCAATGTAAAGTCTATTTAAGTAATGAACAAGCCCCATTAAGTTTAAAGCGGCTTTACCAGATTTTTCATATAATGAATCGAATGTTCCCTCACCTAAGAAAGTTTCCACAATATCTTTAACTACTTCTTTTTGTTTTCGAGATGCTTCCTCAATCGCTTCATCAGTAGCAGATTCATAATCTATAACGCTTTCGGTAGCTTCGTTAATTCCTTTATCAAATCGCTTAAATGCTTTTTGATACTTTACTAATGCATCATCATTAAACTCAACTCGGTAAACTTCTCCTGCTACATCTACTTCCTTATACGTCTTTTCGAATTCAAACTTAAATTGTGTCATATCCATATCTCCTTTTTGGTTAATAGAAAAAGAGCCGCTTTAACGACTCTTCATTGAAATCAAGCTGCTTTTGTAAACTCTGGAACACCATCAAAACTCATTGTAAATTCAATTTCACCCTTAGAATTCGCATCTCCACCAGGTGCTTTAATCTCAGACATAGTCGATGGACCTTCCCACTTGTCTCCGTTAGGTTCAGTTACTCGGAAATCAGTTTTACGTTCAGGACCGACTTTATGTGTTTTGCTAAAAATAAAATCCTGCGCAGCATCACCATATTTACGATGACCTTCAAAACCATATGACATCATGAAACCTGTAATATCACGTTCAGCGGCTCCTCCGCCATCATAGTAGTAGTTTTCTTCGCTCTCCTCGTTGTTGTCGGGATCTACAGATGTAATACCAGCTGCAATCCGAACCCATGTAGGAGTTTCAGTGCCTGGTGTAATATTGATTTCAAATTTATAACCATGATTCAATAAGAAACCTTGATTTGTCATATATTAATTACCTCCTATTTCTAGCTCTGCACTGAACAGAGCAGTATATATCCATTCATTTGCTGCTGTCTTCTCAACATAATTAGGCTCCACATACACATTTAGTCTTCTTAGTGTATAGGAGCCATCTAAGGCGTTAAAAACACGCCTGTGAACGTTATTTAGTTCTCTTGCGATAAATTCCATTGTATTATTTGCTTCTAATTGGTTACTGCTTTTTGCAAGAATTTGAATTTGTTTATTAATGATTTCACCTTCGTAATATTGCTCGCCTGGTGCTGATGGAATCATTCTAATAGCAATACTTTTCCTAGGCGTATCATTTATCCCTATATCTAATAAATCAGCTTTTATAGGAGCAAATAGGATACCTGATGGTAATGTAGCGATTAAATGCTTCTTGACCGATTCTATTAGCCATATCATATTTATCCTCCTATAAATTCCGTTTAATCTCATTTTCTACGATTCTAGCCCAATCTGTAACATGTCTAGCCTTAGCTTCCTCGAACCATAAACCTCTAGCATTAGGGTTCACGTCTTTAGAAAAATTATATTGGGGATTATAATAGATCCTGCGCGCATAAGGGGTATTCCATTCGATATGACCCTCGCCCGGTCTACTGAATCTAATACCCGACCTCTCTACCTCACCTGTATCTTTCGGGATATAAAAGTTGCTGTCTTTAAGTACCTGCTGATCTAATGCAAACTGCGCTTTTTCAGCAGCTTCCATTACTTTCCCTTCAATAGCAGGTGTATCAAGTTTAATATTTACCCGAATCATACAAGCACCACCTCCACATGGTGAAGACTGCTTCTATCATAAAAGTCACTGACTTTGCTAACGGTCATTTCTTTACCGTTGAATATAACTTTAGATTTCTCTTTAAAGGTTATTCGCGTTGAATGTACTGCATCATGGAATAACAGTGTTTGTATAATTGTACTGTCACCATTCCCATTTAACACGACTGTTTTCTTAGGTTCAAGTCGAACCCTTTCAATCGTTACAGCAGGTTTGTAGTTATCGCTACCACCCCAAGTGTCGTCTTCACCTTTATACTCCAAATACTGAATTGTATGGATTAACACTGATCGTCTGATTGGTTTAGCCATTCACACACAACCCAGCATATAACAATCCCGTAGGTCTTAAGAATTTAGGAACTGATATTGCATACTGAGTATAGAAACTAGGTGCATCGTCTGCCCCTGCACTCATTCCATTTTCAGAATAAGAACCGATGTCAAAACCTCCACTACCTTCACTAACGGTCGCAGAGGTTTCACCATTGATTGCTAAAAACTCAACTTGAGCAGCAGTAGCTTTCTTAACCTGCTTCTTAATAAAAGGAGCCAACTTATCAAAATCAACACCTTCTAATTTATAATTAATGATATGGTCAATTTGGTCACTAGCACGAGTGATTAACCTATCTAGTAGTGATACATCCGATATCGGAGTACCTTTGTATTCATTATTGTAGTAATCAGCATCTATATACGCCATATAATCACCTATTTATCTGCAGGTTCTTTTTTAAATTTCGTAATTTCAGCCTTTAATTTCTTGTTTTCAGCTACTAAATCATTTCGTTCTGCTGTAATTGCATCTTTTTCTTTAATAACAGTATTTAATTCAGAAAGTGTTACTTCGCGACCACCTGTAGCACGAGTCACAACTACATAAGCGGTTCTTTCCTCATTAAGTTCTACTTGATCATAACCTTCTGCAAGATATGCATCTAAACTTTGTTCTTCAACTGTTAATACACGGTTCTCTTTTTTTACGACTACGGCCATAATAATTCCCCTCCTATACTTTTGGCGCTATTACGAATGCAATACCATCTGTTTTAGTATCAAACATAAATACGCCATCGTATGAGCGCTCAAAGTAAAAGTATTTTCCGGCAGTTTTTGCACTAGGTTCATCAACTGAAACGAATTCATATTTTTCAGGTGCAACCATACAAGATGTATGAATTAACATCATTTGAATCTGCTGTGCTGTTGGATCAGGTTTAGCACCATTTGTAAAGTTGTATAGTGTCTTCATACGAGAAGAAGGAACACCAATAATTTCAACTTCATCTAAGCGGTTAACTACACGATTGATTTGCCCATTATTATTTTGAACTCCCATATATCTTGCAATTTCTTTAGCCTGCTTCAATGCAGTTTTAACGGTAGGGAGTACATATAATAAACGCCCTTCTTGTGGAACTTCTTTTTCATCCATATTTTCCATAAGTTCATCGAATACAGTTAAAGCATTTTCGGGAGTAATTGCAATCTCTTTATTTCCGGCGCCATTATCTTTAGATTTCTTTTCGCTGAATAAACGTGAAATCATGTACTTATCTTTTTCAGGGATTTTTTCATTATCATTATAAACACGTGTGATGTTAACAATGGATGCTACCATGTTCGTTTCATCAATATCCATAGGGTCAATAAGTGTATCCCAGTAACGATCATTTGTTAGTGTCTTTGTTTCCCAATCGTTTTCAAAGTTACGTCCTGGAGTTGTAACCGTATCACGCCCATAATCTTTACGACCAGAAGTAACAGTAAGACGTGGTAATTTAATAGTTTTAGCGTCAGAGAATTTAACTAAACTATTACTTGGAGTGTTCCATAATTTTTCAAAGTATAAACGACCAGGATAACGTGTTTGTAATCCTGCTTGGTATAATTCTGCATAATTTAAGTTGTTAGCCATGTGTATATCTTCCTCTCTTATTTCTTGAATTCTTCAAGCCATTTATTTAATTCTGATTGTGGTTCTCTTTTATGCTGTCCACCATTACCAAATCGCGGTTTAGGAGGCCCCTCTTCTTCAACAACTGTTTTAAAGTGCGGGAATTCCGTCACAACCTGCTCAATAGCTTGCGCGATATCTACATCGTCACTAAGCTTTGTTTTTGCTAGCGTAATAACAGCAGCTAAGTTCTTTTCGTCTGTAATACCAGCTTTAATTGCTGTATTTTCCATACGTAAATCACTTAAAGTAGAGTCTTTTTCTTGTAACTGTGTTTCATAGGTTGTTAATTTGTCATTAAGCTTATCTTGTTCTGTTTTTTGTGACTCCTGATGTTCTTTCCAACTATTCACCGTATCCTTTAATTGATCTGCATTTTCGAATCCTAATGTTTTTAAGAAGTCGGTTTGTTGTTGGTTTTTTGCAGCATCTAATTGTTCTTGCGTATAGGTTACAGGGGTACCCGTACCGCCTTCACCTGCTCCTTGATCACCTCCCCCCGGTGGTTCAGTACCGCTTGGGTCACCACCATCAGAGAAGAACTGCATTCCATTTACTCGTAATCTTAATCTATATGGTTTTGGCATCTTAAATCCTCCTATACAATTTGTTCACGGTTGTATTGGCGTTTGCGCTTCGTTTGATTGATGAACTCTCTCATATTAGCTTGGTGTTCTGAAACTTTATTCTTCGCTTCCTTTACACCCTCTGCATCGCCTAATGCTTCCATAACCTTTACTTCTTTCTTGGCTTTCCTGATTTTTCGTTCTAAACTTCTTTGTTTTTGACTGTCCTTATATACCCTAGAGTTTTCAGCAGTGTCATACGGTTCATAACGTTTTGTAGACTTCCCTGATATATACGGCCAAACTATGTGCCGGCAATTAACGCCTAATAACCCTGCCGCTTCCCCATATGATGTACTGGAGAATGGAGGGTGACGTTTACTCTTTCCACTTTTAGAATAAATACGACCTTGATACGGCGCGCAACGTGGTCTCGCTCCCAGGTGTGAGCTTGTTTCAATGAGATCCACATCATACTCATCCATGCGAGTCATTTGCATCTCATTTGCTACATTCTGACTAACAGAGCGAGTTATCATATTTACATACGCTTCTGTACTCCAACGTCTGCCAGCCTTATCGATTAAAGCTGGAATTCCTCTTTGCGCCCACTCAGAAACAGTCTGCCTAAGTGCCTGCTGTGGCGTTATGACACCGCCTAATAATTTACCTACAGTCTTGTTTAAAACATCAAGATATACCTGTTCCGACTGCTTTAACATCGTTGTATTTACAAGATTCAAAGTGTCTAATGCTTGTTGTTCGTAAGCATTGAGAATTCCAATCATTGCAGCACTCGTATGCATTGCAGGAGCAGCTTGTAAAAGCCCTGCTTGTACTGCTTCCTGATATAACTGTTCATGTTGTTCTACTGCTGTGAATCCAGCACCCTCTAACATCTTTCGTACTTCTTCAGCCGTTTTACCACTACGACTAGCGATAGTATTAATTTGTTGTTGATTTAATTTACCTAATTTATTCAACTGAACTATGCGCCAATGCTGGTATTCTGTGGAATCTTCAGCAGTTAAAAGTAATTCCCTATCATACTTGAGCATTTTTGCCATATTTAAAAGCAACTCTTCTTCAATCGCATTGTAGATATCTATCACAAATATAGAGAGTTGCTGTAATTTTTCAGGAGGTAGTGCCATCACCTTTCATCTCCTGGATCATTATTCTGTTTTTGATTGTTCATACCAAAGAAATCGACATCTTCAGGTATAACGGTTTTGTTTTCGGAAAGTATCTCCTTTAATAGCGATTCAGCTTCTTCTGCAGTGACGCCATGAATTTTCATAATTGCTCGTTTCTTACTGTTTAACCCGTGAGAAATTAAAATGACTTGCTTGTTTATTTCAGCTGTAGCATCTTCAGCGATACTATCATCAAAAGTAACTGTAACTTCATAATCTGCTGCAGGTCCTTTAAATTCACCGTATAGAACGGCAATATCGATAATGCTATCAACTAATTCTTGTATACCGTCCTCGATAATCGTTTCATGTGACTGCTTCGTCCTAAACGTCTTAGAATTCTCACTGACAACTTCAGTAGCCGTTTTAACTCCTTGCCCGTCAAAGCTGAATGCGCCCGCAGAAAAACCAATTTGAGAAGATAAATAGTTTAATAATGCATTAATAGCAGAAATATGTTCTTCCACTCTTAACTCAACAGACATATCTTGAATGTTATTTGAATTCTCATCAAAGTTAAATGCCTGGTACACTTCGTCATCTGCATCAAAGTAGCGTAATTGCGCCCCGGTGTTTTGATCTATTACAGTTCTAATTGCATTATGCGGTACCAAAATCCGCTTTTTACCTAAAATGAACTCTCTTTGGAAACTATCAAAGGCAATATCAATCGATTTAAGTGTGTCTAGTGCATTGGCATAAATAGAAATCCCCAAAGGCGACCCGATATCTAAGTTGTTAGCAGTATTAGGCTTGAAGTATTTAAAAGTAGGTCTAGAAAGATTCTCTATATATACTGCCTCTTCTAAATTAGGGTATAACTCCGCTAAAGAAACTTTTACACCTAAATCATACTTATTATCGCTCTTATACAGCTCGTTCTTGATGATATATGTGCCATTCTCTACTAAATGCCATTCCAGCAGCGTGTACTTTTTACCGCCTTTAAATGTTTCGTTAATAAATACACATTCAGTGATCTGTTTATTGTCCCAGGTAATCGGGATAAAGCAGTCTGCTGTAACAAATGAAAGTTTAATACCATTATCCCAATAGACCTTAATAACCATTCCACCAAGCGCAAAGCTATATTCTAAATACCTTTGAAACTCTTTTATGAAGTTATTTTCATCAAGAACATATTTGATATTCTTCGATAGGTCTTTATCAGATATGTTAATTGTGCATTTTTCATTAAAAACAAGAGTTGCCATTTCTTGCGATACAACTTTAGCCATGTTTAAAGTAGCTCGTTTTCGCTGTTTCTGTCCCTCTACCGTTTTGTATTTAACGTCATGCCATTCTTTGTAATATCCACTATATAAAGCTTTCCAGGTATCTATGAATTGATATGATTCTTCATTTACCTGTATATCTTTGTGATCGGATACCTTTTTTATCCCACTAATCAGGCCCATTTTATATAACACCTGCCTTATGCCGGAGATGAGCTTTTTAAACACTACATCACCTACTTTACATATTATTAATGTGAACCTAATACCAACCTATTAACTTACTAATGAAATGCTAATAGCTCCATAACATAATGTTATAAATGTAATAACATTAAGGTAATAGATAATGAATAATAACTCCACACTAATGTTAACATTAACGTTAATATTAAAATATCGATTCTATAACGTTATAAATATACTAATATTTTAATTTCAATTTCTGCAGATTATCATTAACATAATATTGGAATGCATCACATGTATGATCATCTACCTTTATTACTTCAGGATTAGGTGTTTGCAAGGTTTTAGAGTCCCACTGGTAACGTTTGTGTTCTTCGTAAAATACCTTATTGTTTTCTGTATCCAAAATAAAAAAACGTCCCTGCGATAACAAATCGTAGACGTTTTCTATCATCGTTACTTTCTTTTTCTTTGCAACCGGATGCAGTCGAACACCGTAATCTTTAAAGTACTGATTACGCAAGCCACCCTCTGCAGAATCGATAGTTTGTTGATCAATGTATCTTCTAAATACAGCAGTAGCATTTGTCACGAATTCATTTAAATCTGTTGAGAACTCACTAGGCGCTCGTTTAACGACCTTGTTTTCAGGTGAGTAGTAATATGTATCTAATAGGATTACATTGCCCTTCTTCGTCAATCCAAAGGCTAAATAAGTAGTAGCAGAAACTTGATGTCCTGTATCAATGGCAATATCAATTAATATTAAGTCGTCATCTTCAGGTAATTGGCTAATTAAATTAAAATGATTCATGTTATAAACCATATCACCTAAACCGATAACATCACCTTTGTACATCCAGCGCCAATACTCAATATCCGTTTCCTTATACTTTTCAATTTTTCTAATAAGCTGCTTAGATAGGAATCCTTTTTCATCTTCTAAATACGTGCTGTGATGTATAAAGAAATCCTCATCGTTTGCTTTATTATCCTTAAATTCATTTACCCAAGCATAAGGATTACGAGGTGGATTGTAAGAGTAATAGACTTTCACCTCTTTATCTCCTAAATCCTGACGAATGAATGTATCCTCTACAATATCAATATCCTCTATACCTGCAAACTCCGCTAATTCCTCAAACCACACGGCCATAACATAACCTCTAGCGATTTTAGCAGATTTAACTTTCATCGGGTCATCGCAACCATAGAAATAAAAAGCTGTCCCTGTATCCTTGTGACGTATAACAAGCGGTGATTGTCCGAAAAAGAATTCATCTTCTAATTTGAGCATATATATCGCCCATTTAATCTGCTCATATACAGAAGTAGAAAGGTACTTCGCTACTTTACGGAGTATAACTATATTACCGTTTGGATCTTCCATAAAGTCAGTTACAAGTTTCAATGAAATAACAGATGACTTCATTGAAGAACGGCCACCTGACAAAAGGTTTCTTGATCTGTCATCATTTAACCAAAAATCATAGAAATTAGGGTTTATTAAATCAAGTATTTCTATTACTTCGCTCATTTAATATCCTTCTCATTTCGTCTTTGTCGTTAACAATGATAGTACCCGTACTCTTATTCCCTTTGTCGGTAACTTCTTTTACTTCCGCTTCTGCTTTCTGTACATTAAGCTGCATCATCTTGAGTTCTAACCTTCGTTTATCGTTCTTATTTGCCAGTTCATCAAACTGTTTAATTAAGTTACGGAATTCAGCAAAAGCCCTAGACTGTGCATTTAATAAGTTAGCTTGTTTATCCCAAGCCATTTGAATTTCCCACTCTTCGTCCAATCCATGTTCATTCATCTTTTGTTTTCTTAACTCTCTTGTAGTATCATCCTTATCTTGTACAAACATGATATTTTGAGAGTAAATGATATTGGAGTAATGCAGTAGAATACTCTCCCAAATCATAGCAACCGGATCATTTTGAAAAGCTCGGGCCAATTCTGTCTTGAGTTCAAATACTTCTGCAGGAAGATACTTTCTAAATAAGCCGTGTGTAACAGCGTTATCATTACCTACTGGCGCACCATGACCAACAGCATTTTTGTTACCAGCAGGCGGCCCACCTTTATTACCTACTGCATTTTTGTTTCCTTTTGGCGCTCCACGTTTTGCAGTACTACGTTTCTTATTTGCAGTACTACATTCATTTTCGTTTGCAGTACTACAATCAGAACCATTTAATTTAGCTACCCATTTATCCCGACTCTTCCATGAAGAAATGGTTTTTTCAGGTTCCTGAAGTAGCTCTGCAATTTTACGATTCAAAATATCGCCGTTATGTTCTTTAAATAGCTCAAAAGCTTTATCCCTGTTCGGGCTTCTTGCTCTTGCCACTAATCACCACCTCATTCTAACTAAAAAAGAATCTTGTTTTGTAAAAACATAAAGTACAAACTAATTTATACAGGGAAATGAATATTATACACACAATGACTGCCTATAATCTTATTTATGTAAACTAGATTGTTGGGAAATGTGTTGATATCAATGTATTCGTTGAAATCCCTAAAATAATCAATATACAAGTTTTATACATCGTTGATTTTTCGGGGTTTTTCACACTGAAATACACTTATTCATTGGGGTCTTACCAACAAAACGCGGAAAACATACGCTAAGAGAATTTTGGGAGGAAAAAAGCCGATTTTCCCTACCTAAGGAATCATCGGCCTTTAGTATTATTGAATAAGAGGGCGTAGTGAATATAAACTTGCTACTTTCTTCATATCAAATGTGTATTCGCCAAGAAAATTAATATGTTCCCATCCCAATGGAGAAATATGTTTTAGCAGGTCTTCTCGTAAACTTATATTTGTACACAGCTGCCCTATCTTTTTCAATCCCTAGTCGTACGAGGGAACATCCGCAAGCAGGACAGATTAATGTTTGCATATTTTTCCCTCCTAGAATGATGAATTTTTTTATTCAATACCTCCATGATTTATGGATTTTAACTGTATTTTTGTACTGTTTTTCCGTCTTTAAAGCCTTCAATCGTAGCATCGAATAAATACTCCGGTACCATGGCATATACGGATCGGCTCCTTAGTACAGAAATACCGGGTATTTTTGTAGGTTTTACCACCTTTGCATACTTCGCGTAGTTAGCGGTCAGAGATATAAGAAATCAGGTATAAAAGAGGGAAACCTGTCCTGAGCTGGCCCTGGGTTTCATCTTTCAGACCTGTGGCTCCTTCTGGTATCGTGGTTACTTGCGACTAAATGTCACAGCATGACCCATTGGCAGGTCTAGATTCCTCGTAACGCGTCCCCATTAGGCGACCCAGTTCAAAGGCATCTTCTACAGATAACACTTTTCCCCCTGGATGTTGGTCAAGCCAGTCTTCGGCTGCATTCGGTGAGCTGAAGAAATGGACTTCGTTGCAGAATGCCGTACGAATCGAGGACATATCATCTGGCGTCACGATTGAGACAACGGCAGTGGAAGGTTCCACGCTTACAATGTGGTCCGGTTCCACATTCAACCGTATAGGTTCTCCGGTGCTGTGACAGGGTGACTCGATGTTGACCGAACGACCGATGAGTGCTGGAAATATAAGTGTGTCAAGGGCGCACCAGGCATATAGTTGCTTCCCATCAACCGTAAAGTGGTGAGGGGTAGGGATAAGGGTAAGACCTAAACCAACGACACGGCCTTGTTCGTCGATTTCCACGCTTGGCAGAGACTGGAGAACTTTCTTCACCTCTTCAACAGGTTTTCCGGTCGTTGTCGCCATATCTTCAATGGTGACAGACTCCCCCCCTGCTAGCATTTGTAACAACGGGCGAAACAGCCACTTCATGGATTCTCCTCCCTCTCCCTTGTTCGACTGTTGGTCAAGTCGGGTTACGATTTCCTGAATTTCAGTTTTCATGTCTTTTTCCTCCTTTGTTATTTTTTGTTCCTATTATTATTTTCGATATTACTTTTCATTACCTAAAAACTCCATTTGTTGGACTAATTGACCGATAAAAGCATCCTTTTCATAGCTTGTCTGATTTTTGAAACTTCATGGGCTCTACCCTATGATAAAAATTTT